GCAATGGGATTAATTAAATAGGAGGATTAAAAAATGAATAATATTGAAATATCAACAATATACTTACCAAAATTAGATGAAGTATATAAAAACGAAGCAAAAACATCTATATTAGATGGAGATGAAACAACAGTACAAAAAGGATTAAATGGAGAACTTAAAGTTGCTAAACTAGACATGGACGGTTTAGGAGACTTTTCAAGAAATGATGGATACACAAAAGGTTCAACAACATTCAAATGGGAAACAGTAAAATATGATAAAGAAAGAAGTCAAGATTTAAGAATTGATAGATTAGACAATCAAGAAGCATTAGGATTACCTTTTGCAAAATTATCAGGAGAATTTATAAGAACAAAAGTGGTTCCAGAAACAGATGCAGCAAGAATTGCCAAAATAGCAGGAGTGGATGGAATTTCAACAAAAAAAGAAACAATTTCAGATGGTGCAGGAGTTGTAAGTGCGTTAAGAGCATGTACAAATAAAATGGATGAAGATGAAGTTTCAACAGAAAATAGAATTTTATTTATAACACCAACATTAAAAGGAATGATTGATGACTTAGATACAACTAAATCAAAAAAAGTTTTAGAAAGATTTTCAACAGTAATTGAAGTTCCACAAACAAGAATGTATACAGCAGTAACATTAAATAGTGGAAAAGAAAACTATGGATATCAAAAAGCCAAAGACACATATATTAAGTCAAAGGATACAGCTGTAGTATCAGGAAAGACATATTACACAGAAAGTTCTGGAACATATTCAAAAGTAACTTCACCAACAGGAAATCCATCAACATCAGACTACTATGAATTAATAGAAGGCGGAAAAGAAATTAACTTCTTATGTGTTGAAAAATCTGCAGTTGTTACAGCTATGGACCAATTTATTAAATACTTCACACCAGATGAAGACCAAAATGGAGATAGCAATGTATTCAAATACAGAAACAATAACTTATATGGACACGTATATGAGAATAAATTAGCTGGTGTATACTGTTCATACGAAGGATAGGAGGTAGTGAAATGTCAACATTTATAGGATTAAAAGTAAACAAAGTAGAAGAAGAGGCTAAAACAAAAGCTGAAAAAAAAGAAACAAAAGAGGCTAAAACAAAAGTTGAAAAAGAATAGTTAAGGAGGCAATAGAAATGGCAAAAACCAACAATATAGACAAAATAATAGCAGATTTATCATCTAATTATAAAGATGATGAAGAAGCCTTAAATGAAATATATGAGGAAGTAAGTTCTATTGCCTCTGATATTTCTAATAGGCAAAAAGATGATGAGAAGTTATTTCCATATATTAAAAAAGCAACAAAAGCAATATATCTTTCAAGGGGAGCAGAAGGCTTAACAAGTCGTAATGAAGGTTCTATTTCAACATCATTTGAAGACATTATAGATAAATTAAGAAATGATATTATTAAATCTGGATTAAGGAGGATTAGATAGTGTTATTACGAGATTTAACAAAAGTATATATATCCGAATATGAAGAAATAGAAGACCACGGAGAATCAGATAAAGTATGGAAATATAAAGGACAGGCTTGGTTAAATATGCAACAAGATGTCAACGAGTTAGATAGAAAGTCTACTGGTGAAGTGGATTATAGTACGTATAAAGGTCGTACAACTAGAGATTATGATATACAAAAAGGTAATGGAATATCATTTGAAGATATCTCAAAATTAGAGAAGTTTATTCCGGAGTATAGAGTACTGGACAAAAATAAAATAGGAAGTACTTATGTATATAGAATGGAGAAAATACAATGATAAATTTCAATTGTACTATAAAAGTAAAACATAATTTTAAAAATATAGATGCTATAATTCAAAAATTACCACAAACTGCAAAAATAATAACAGAAGATGTATTAAAAAACATTAGAGGTTATGCTATAAGGTTGGAAAAAGGACGTAATGAAGAAGGGATATTAGTAGAAATGGTTGATATGTCTACTAAAGAAGTGAAGGGAAAAGTTTATGCCGACCCTTCTAAATTTATGAGTAATGGAGTTTCATATTTGTTTTTTGAATATTTTGGTACAGGTGCTAATGCTGAGATGGAACATGTAGGAAAATCAAAACACTTTTTAAAGAGTGGTTGCACAGAATGGTTTATTCCAGTAAGTAAAGTTGAAAAGGCATTGCCTTATCCAGTTGTAAATATTCAAGGTATGGATTTTTATATTGCTCATGGTAGTAAAGCCAACCATTTTATAGCCGATGCAGGTTTTAAAAGTAGAAATGAAAATGCAGAAATAGTTAAGAAAAAATTAGATGAGATGTTAAGGGAGGTATGTAAGTAATGAAAGATTTAAGCGAATTAGAGTTTAGCGATTTAGTATATGAAAAACTAGAATCATTGAAGTATAAACAAATATTAACAAATCCAACAACTACAAGTAAATTCCCTTGTTTGGAATTACATACACCTTTGAAATCAGTAAATTTAACTGAAAATGCATTTCCAATCAAATCTATATTTCAAATATCAATAACTTGTTGGAATGAAAAGCAACGTCAAGCAATGAAAATGGCAGATGAAGTTGATGAAAAACTTCAAGAACTTAATTTTACAAGGACAAATACCAGTCCTGCAGTATATGACCAAATACTGCAAAAATACGGTATAACAATAACATTTGAGGTTCGTTATAATTCAATAACGACCTCTTTTAATTTAAAATAATAAGGAGGAATTAGAGATGGGAGTAGAAACACCAAAAGCAACAACACCACAAGTTGCAATGAAAGCAGAAGTATCATATGCAACAAGCTTGACAGGGGATAAAACAAAAATAGGTTATGTTCAAAAAGTTGGACAATTAAAAACTTTAAAAGAAGGACAAACATATAGTGCATTAGATTTAGATGAAGAAAGAATGGCAAAAGGCAAAAGAAAAGCAGAAGCTGTTGATATAGAAATGATGTTTATACAAGAAACACATAAATCAATGATGGCAATAGCAGATGCAGATACTGAAATATATTTATTTTTAAAATATCCAGATACAACAGCATCAGTTGCATCAAAACCACTTGTTCAAACAGTAAAATGTACAATAGATATAGCAGGACAAGAGATGAATGATGGTGATTTCATTAAAGATACTATGAGAGTATTTAAAAATTCAACAGTAGTTGAAACAGATGGATATCCAGTTGAAGGAGATTCAACAAAATTTTAATTTAGGAGAAGGCTTGTGCCTTCTCTCTTTTGCAAAGGAGAGAATTAAAGATGATTATAGAAACAAAAAATAAAACAATTAATTTAGTACTAAAAACAAGAAAAATAGTAGACATAGCTAATCTACTAAAAAACAAAAATTTTGAAGAAGTATTTATAAAAGCATATTCTATATTAGATATAGAAGCATTGTCAAAAATAATATTTAAATTAGCAGAAAATGAAAACGGTGAAAGTATATTCACATCATCAAGTGAAGTGTATGACTTTATGGATGATTGTAGAACAGAAGGAATAACTATAAGTGAATTATATGCGAAGATAGCAGAGGCATTGAATGATGAGGGTTTTTTCAAAAAGAAAATGAGCAAGAAAGAACTGAAAGAGATAACATCAAATCCATTATTAACAATGAATACAGACAAATTATTGGAAAAAGCAGTAGAGAATGCAGCCAACAGGGTAATAGAAAAAGAAATAATTTCTCAAATTTAAAAGGATTAAATGATATTATCAAGAATATAAGAGAAACTAATAATTTAATAGAATTAATATATTCAATGGAACCATTAGCATATTATTTTGATATGAAACCACACGAATTTTGGAATAGTAAATATTCAGAAATAAATACATACTGCCAAGCGAATCTTGTAAAAACAATTGATGATTTAAAAAGTGAAATTGAATTACAAGAAGCGGTAACAAATAAACTAATAAGAGCAGATAGTATGAGTAGAAATCCTAAAATAATACCAATTAAAGACAATTATAAGGAATTATTTAAAACAGAAGAGAAGGAACAAACATTAGAGGAACAAAGAATGTTATTTAAAGGATAAATTATAGAAAATGTAAATATTCGACAAGTTTCGACAAAAAAGTACAAGTAAAAGTGATATAATCTTTTTATAATATATAAAAGGAGATGTATTAATATGAAATGTCCAAAATGTGGAAGTGAGAATGTAACAATTAATATGCAGGAAGTCGGAAGTAAAACTCAAAAGAAAAGCAATAGTATGGGACATAAAATGGCACATAGTGCAATGAGAGAAACGGCAGGTTTGTTTACTTTTGGAGTTTCTAATTTGTTTATACCTAAAAAGCTTGAAGGAAAAGAAAAGACAAAAGCTAAACTAGAAAAAGTATGCCTATGTCAAAGTTGTGGATATGATTGGAAAATAAAATAAAACATTTATGAAAGGTATATAATTTTTTATAATAGAATAAAAGGAGGAATAAGCATGGAAGAAACTAAGTATTATAAAATACCAATAAGTATGGTATCATTTTGGTTTTGGCTTGCTATAATGAGCATTTTTATAGCAATAAGTGGTGGAATATTGTTTTTTTTATTACTAATTCCTGTAATTGTGCTTGCTCAACTAAAAAATACTAACTATTTGTATAATGACAGAGAACTAATAATAAAAAAAGGATTAATTTTTAAATCTAATAGTAGCATTGCATTAAATAAGATAGAATCAGTTAATATTAAAATGAATTTACTAACAGTAATTGTCCAAGCTAAACCAATATCATTAATGCATATAAAAAATTTAAATGAAGAATCAGACAAGTTTATAAAAAATTGGAATAAAAATAGGTAAATGTATAATAAATTAGGATTCGTATTAGAGAAAAAAATAATAATAAAATATTTATACAGATACCATTAAGATATGAAGAAACACTTACTTAGGTAGGTGTTTTTTATTATGTAAAAATTTTAAAAAATTTTAAAATACCTCTTGACTTTTGTGGGAACATATTATAATATATATGTGTGAACAAAAGTGAGGTGAGAAAAATAGAAAATAAAAAAATGGGTAGACCTACTACTAATCCTAAAAATGAAGAACTAAAAGTAAGAATATCTAAAGAAGATAAAGAGAAACTAGAATATTGTATTAATAATAGCAATAAAAATAAGTCAGAAATTGTCAGAGAAGGAATAGATAAGGTTTATAATGAAATAAGAAAGTAAAAGAAGAAACCCGTTACATATCTTGGCGGATACACGAGTTTCTTACACATAGAAATTTTAGTTCCTACAAATATATTGTATCACAGTAGGGCTGGAATTTCAATACAAAATTGAAAGGAAGGTCTTTTTATTATGAAAAAATTAGAAATTGTTTATAAAACAAAAGGAATGTTTCATTGTGAAGAAACAGAAATGAGAATGAGTTTTGTTAAACCTATAGCAGAACTATGGGTCGGAACAAAAGAAAAAGAAAAACTAGAAAAGTTGGTTAAATGGATAGAAAATGATTTAAGAAAGAGAACTTGGCTAGGCAAAGAGGAAAAATTAAAAATAAGTGAATTTGATAAGTATGTTATTGAATATGAAAGTCAAATAAACAAAAGAATTGATTCAAAAGTTTATAATATTTGCAAAAATGCTTATCAATTAGTTGAAGAAGGCAAAACAACTTGGGAACAATTAATTAAAATTATTGAGAAAACAAAATGTATGTAATTAATACTATAAAAGGAGGAAAAAGTATAATGAATGAATTACAAATATTTAAAAATGAAGAATTTGGAGAAATTAGAAGTTTAGAAATAAACAATGAACCTTATTTTGTTGGAAAAGAAATTGCTACAATACTAGGATATAAAAATGGTAGTAGAGATATAAACAGACATGTTGATGAAGAAGATAGAATGGTAGTACCGTTTCGGTAGCACCTCAGGAATACAAGACACAACAGTAATAAACGAAAGTGGATTATATAGTTTAATAATGTCAAGTAAACTACCAAATGCAAAAAGATTTAAAAGATGGGTAACAAGTGAAGTATTGCCATCAATAAGAAAAACAGGTGGATACATAGCAGGGGAAGAAAATATGAATGAAGATGAATTAATCTTAAAGGCTATGAATGTATTAAATGCAAAAGTTGAAAACCTAAGAAATGAAAATAGAAACTTACTTGCAGAGAATGATAAAAAAGACCAACTTATTGGAGAATTAAAGCCAAAAGCAGATTATACAGATAGAATTTTGCAATGTGATGATTTAACTAAAGTAAATGTGATTGCATGTGACTATGGATTTACAGCACCTGAATTTAATAAGATGTTAAAGAAATTTAGCATTCAATATAAAGAAGGGGCTAGTTGGCTATTATACAAAAAATATAGAGGAAAAGGATACACACAAACAAAGACATTTGAATTTACTCATTCAAATGGAACACAAGGAAGTAGAACTAGTATGATGTGGACACAAAAAGGAAGATTGTTCTTATATGAGTTCTTGAAGGCAAAAGGAATACTTCCAAGAATGGAAGAAGAACAAATATCAATATATTAACAATAAAGCATCAGTTAAACTGGTGCTTTTTATAATGAAAATATGGAAGGAGGAATAACAATGACAGTAGAAGAGATAGAAATTGTAGTAACTGCAAAAGTAGAAGAAGCATTAAAAGAATTTGAAAAAATGTTACCTGCAATAAAAGAAAAAATGAAACAGGTTCAAGAAGCTTTTTCAAAAGTAGACACAAAGACAATGACTAGCAAATTACATCAAGCAGTTAATTTTATGAAAAAGAAAATGCAGGATTTAAAAAAGAGTTCTGAAAACAACGAAATAGCAATTAAAGTAAATAATAAAGATGCACAAAAACAAATATCTCAAGTACAAAAGCAAATAGACAGTTTGCACGAAAAAATAAATGCTCGACAAATGAAATTAAACGTAATAAATCCCCAGATTGATAAAATTGTAGATGATACTAGAAAAAGTGTAACTCCAGAAGGAATAAATCCTAATGATAAAGCAATGGATACAACAGTGAATAATGCATTAGGAAACAATAAAGATTTTACAGTGTTAAATAATCAAGCACAAAAATTATACTCGGAAATTGAAATGTATAATAAACAACTTAGTGAAGCAAAAAGTAAAATGGCACAATTAAATCAAGAAACAAATAAGACAGCAATTACTCAAAATAAATTGAGTAGTTTTTTTGGTGCATTTAAACAAAAAATAGAACAAGTAAAACCTAGTATATCTAATATAAAAGACAGCTTTAAAGGATTACCAAAGTTAACTCAAAATATTACAAATAATATAAAAGGAATGGGGACAGGAGTAAAAAATGGTCTAGGACATATCTTGAAATATACTATGGCTTTATTTTCTTTAAGAAGTGTATATTCAGTGTTAAGTAGTTGTGCACAAAGTTGGTTATCTAGTCAAAATGCAGGAGCAAAACAACTTTCAAGTAACATAGAATATTTAAAATATAGTATGCGGGAGTGCATTAGCACCAGCTATAACTTATATTACAAACCTAGTATATAATATGATGAAAGCAATCCAATCAGTTATATATGCATTGTTTAGAGTGAATATATTTGCAAGAGCAAGTGCAAGTTCATATGCAAGTATGGCTGGAAGTGCGAAAAAGGCAAAAGAAGAATCAAAACAATTAGCAGGAGTTCACGATGAAATAAATAATGTACAATCTAATGATAGTTCAGATAGTGGAAGTGGTGGAAGTTCATCGCCAAGTTTTGATTTGTCAGGAATAGAAAATCAAATGTCGCCATTAGCACAAAAATTATATGATTTCTTTAAACCACTTGTTGATAGTTGGAATAAACATGGACCTGCTTTAGTAGAACAAATAAAGACAACAGCAGGACAAGTAGCAGATTTAATATCAGCAGTATGGGGGAGTTTTGAGAAAATAATTACAAATGGAACTGTATACAAATCATTAGAATTAATTTTAGCAATTATAGGAAATATAGCAGAGGCATTTGCAAACGCATGGAATTATAATCGGTAATGGAGATGCAATAGTACAAAATTTAGCAAATGCATTTAATAATCTATTAACAGCAATAAACAATGTAGTACAAAGTGAAGGATTTCAAAATTGGTTAAATAACTGCTCAGATAAATTTAGAGTAATATCAGAAAAAATAGCAAGTATTAATTGGCAACCTTTGATAGATGCTTTATCTAGCATAGGAGAGAGTATAGGAACATTAGCACTTGATATATTAAGTGGATTAGTTGATATATTTAAATGGTTGGTGGAGAATCCTATTATAGCAGAAATTATACTAGGAATTGCAATTGCTATAGGTGTATTAAGTACTGCATATAGCATATGGGCTACAGCAACAGGAGTATTAACAGCAGTTTCAACAGCATTAAACATAGCATTATTACCTCTTGTAGGAATAATAACAGCCGTAATAGCAGTAATAGCATTAATAGTAGTTGCAATTATGAATTGGGGGAAAATTTCTGAGTGGTTGCAAGAAAAGTGGATTCAAATAAAACAATTTTTTAGTGATTTAAAACAAAGTATATGTGATACATTTTCTAATATAGGCCAATGGTTTAGCGACAAATTCAATGAAGCAAAAGATGCCGTAACAAATGCATTTCAAAATGTAGGTCAATGGTTTTCTGATAGAAAGAATGATATATGTAATGCATTTAGCAATATAGGACAATGGTTTTCAGACAAATTTAATAATGCAGTACAAGGAATAAAAAATGCATTTAGTTCAGTAAAAACATTCTTTAGTGGAGTATGGCAAGGAATTTGTGGAGTATTTGGAAATGTTGCTAATTGGTTTAGAGATAAATTCAGTCAAGCATGGCAAGCAGTTAAAAATGTATTTAGTACAGGTGGAAGAATATTTGATGGTATAAAAGAAGGAATATTAAGTGGATTAAAATCAATAGTAAATGCAATTATATATGGAATTAACAAAGTAATACGTATACCATTTACTGGTTTAAATACAGTATTAAGAAACATAAGAAATGCAGAAATATTAGGATTAAAACCATTTAGTTGGATAGGAACAATAAGTGTACCACAAATACCACAACTTGCTAAGGGTGGTGTATTAACAGAAGCAACAACGGTATTAGCAGGTGAATATTCAGGAGCCAAAACTAACCCAGAGATTGTAACACCTCAAAACATAATGAGAGATACATTTGAAGATGTATTGTCTAATTATAGTGGAAACAACAATGACAGACCAATATATTTAACAGTTAATGTAGGAAATCAAAAACTAGGACAAATTTTATTAGAAAATTTAAGAGATAGAACAAGAAGAACAGGAAAAGACATAGAAGCTTTAGTAGGAGGATAGAAATTATGTTATGGAAATTAAATGGTAAATTAATGAAAACACCATCCACATATAAAGACAATATAGAAGATACGGACAACGATAGTTATACATCAAAGGTAACAGGAGCATTAATAGATAACCCAATTGCAATTGGAATGCTAAAGCTTGAAATGTCATGGGATTACTTATCAGAAGATGAAGCAGAAGAACTTTTACAAGCAACATACCAAAATCCGATGATAGTTACAGTAAAATGTCCTAGCGTACAAGGCGGTATGCTAGAAAATGCCAAATTCAGAGTAAGTAAAAGAACAAGTGAAATGCATAAAACAGGTAATGATGAAGACACTTCCAAATCAAAATGGAAAGTGTCTTTTAATTTGATGCAAAAGGAATTAACAGCACAGCAAAAAGCAACAGTAAATAAAGCAAAGGGGTTGAGTTAATGTACGAAACAAGTAAAAAATGGAAACAAAATATATATGAAAACCCAGTTTGTGCAATGAACATTTATATAAACGATACACTAATAAATCCAGATTATATTTTGGAATTTAAAAAGGGTGGCAATGCATTTGAAGAAGAATTTTGTCTAGGTGGTACACCAAGTCAATACATTGAAATGAAACTATATAAAGATAAAATGCCAAAAACTTTTTCAAAAATAAGAGTAGAATATGGAATATTAATAAATCATGCATTAACAGTAGCAGAAGTAAATGCAATGTTGGTAGGAACATTAAATGGAATATCAGTTAAAAGTTTAAGTAGTAATGATAGTAGTTTCGAAATGATACCAATACGGAGTCTATAATGTAGATGATTACACAGACAATGATGATAATACAATAACAATAAAAGCACTAGATAATATGATTAAATTTGAATTTAATTACGATGGTAGTGAATTAATATCAAAAGGTGAAGCAACTCTTTTACAAGTTGCACAAGATATCTGCAATAAAGCAGGAGTAGAATTGGGTTCTACTTCTTTTTTAAATTCAGATAAAAAGGTCTCTGTATATGACAATACCGTAACTGCAAGAGAATATCTAAGTTATATCGCAGAGAGTGCTGGTTGTTTTGCGTGTATTGATAGGGAAGGAAAATTATGTTTTAGAGAATTTTATCAAGATGAAACAGAAATTTCACTTGAAATGTTTGGAGAATATAAATGGGGTGAAGAATTTAAAATTTCAAAAGTATCATATGAAGATGGCGTTAGAAGTTTTAAATTTGGAGACAACACAAGAAATAATCTTTGGATAAATCAAGAAAATATGTACATTGTTGACGAAGACCAAATTCAAAAAATTTATAACAAAATAAAAGACTTAACAGTAAATACATTTGAAGGAAAAGTAATAATAGATCCTGCTATAGACATTGGAGACAAAATAGTTATAAATGGTAAAAATGTTATTTATCAAGGCGAAATGTCATTAGAAGGAAAATTTATAGCACAAATATCAAGCAAAATACAAATCAAACAAAAAGAAGAAACAACCGTAAAAAAAGAAAGTCAAAAAGTTGTAAATAGAAGAGTTCAAAGCAGAATAGACCAGGCAGAAGGAAAGATTAAACAATTAGTTGAAGAAACAACTGAAAATTCTAAAAAAATAACAAAGCATGAACAGGATATAAGCGGTATATATCAAAGGGTATCAGACATAGAAGATTTAACAAATGACGTTGAGGGAGTAAAAACAATAACACTTGAAAACTGTGTAGAAGGCAAATTATTGAATTTACATATATATGGAAACAATACAGTATTTAAGTATTTGTATCCAAGTGACACATTATATCCAAGTGATGATTTATATCCATATGGAGACAGCCGAATAGTTGTAACGGATAAAGATAATAATCAAACTATTTATGAACTAGGTGTATTAGATGTATTAAGGCAAAATGATGAAGTATGTGATGAGTTTATATTAGAAAATGGTCAAGCAAAAGTAATAAGAAGAGTAAACAAGAGTGGAACAACAAAGGCAAAAGAAAGTGTTGAAGATTTAGGAAAACTTGAAATATTACTAAAAGAAGGAACCAATACAATAACAATCCAAAATTATACAGCAAGAATAAAAGCAAAGTGGGCAATAAAGAGTGATTACACAAATGTATTTGCAACTAAGGTTGAAATGAATAGTGAAATAAAACAAACAGCAGATTCAATAAATCTTGAAGTAAGGAAGAAGGTTGACGAAAATGAAGTTATTTCAAAAATTAATCAAAGTGCTGAGCAAATTCAAATTGAAGCAGATAAAATCAGCCTTAAACGGTAAAGATATAAATTTAACAGGTGATAATACAATAATATCAAGTACTAACTTTAATGTGGATAAAAACGGAAATATGACTTGTAATAATGCTAATGTATCAGGAACTATAACAAGTAACAATGCAACTATTACGGGTGGAAAAATAAAAGTGCAAGGAAGTAGGGCATCACAAGATATATTGAGGGTTGAAAATATTAATGATGCATCTACATTTTCATATATGCAACCAATAGGAGCAGGTTTTGTTAGAGGAGGAGTAGACAAAGCAATTTATATAACGGTAAGCGATAATATATCATCTATTGAACTAAATAATTCAGGTTATTCGTCAGAAATAAGGAATGATAAAATAACTACTCCATCTTTAATTCAAACATCATTGGCGGAGCATAAAAAGAACTTTGAAAAAATACAAGATAATGCACTAGAAACAATTAAAAATATAGATATATATAAATACAACTTAAAAAGTGAAAAAGATACAGATAAGAAACATATAGGTTTTGTAATTGGAGACAACTACAATTATTCAAAAGAAGTGACAAGCATAGATAATCAAGGAGTAGACAATTATTCATTTACAAGTCTATGCTGTAAAGCAATACAAGAATTATCACAGCAAGTAGAAAAACTAGAAAAACAGTTAAAGGAGGAAAAAAATGGACAAAATTGATTTTAAAAATGGTAGCCAACCTGCGATAAACGATACAAACTTGAACTTAATGCAAAAAAATATAGAAAAAGAATTTGGATATAAAAGTGGAGTTGTTTTGTATGAAAATGAAAATGGAACACAAAATGACATAACATTATCCCAAAGTGTAGCTGATTTTGATTGTATAGAAATAATATTCAAGAGAGATACTGGATATTTTTCAGGCAGATATAGAAATGCAAATGGGAAGACAGTAGTTGCGACTTCAAGTTTCTTTGATACTAATAGTTTTTATATGTATTCATCTCAACTAGCAATAAATGAAGATAAAATAGAATATAAAAAGCATGGACTTTGCTATGTTAGTAACAATGCTACATCAGCAGGAAATGATGATAATGTAAAAATTGTACAAGTTCTAGGTTATAAATAGGAGGAATAAAATGAGTGAAACTGATTTTTTAAAATTAAAAAAGCATGATAATCCTGAGACAAATACAGAAAAGTTTGATATAGAAAATTACTTAAATGGAAACTGGGATAAGATAGACAAAAATGTGGGCGAAGTTAATACAAATATATCAAACATAAACTCAAAGAATAAAGAACAAGATACAAATATAAAACAACTACAAGGAAACACAGAAACATCAAGTAATAAAATAGCAGAACTAGAAAAAGAGTTAAAAGAAGCACAAGAAGACTTTTATCAAAATTCAATAAGAGGACAAGCAAGTGGAGAATACATACATGTAGAAGACAGCAACAATTGCAGAGCAAAAATTGGCATTGGTGGAAATCACGAGCAGGAGACGAGAAGTGGAAAGAACTATCTAAATACACTTGCTAAGTACAAAGCAGGAGAAAAAGTGACAGTAGATGGAATTACATATATATTTAATGAAGATGGCTCAATAACTTGCAATGGAACTGCAACGGCAGACTCAGTCTTGACTTTTTCATCAAATTTACAAACAATAAATGGTTCAGGTAAAAAAATAGTAGGAATGATAACAGGTACACAAGTACCAGCAAAACTCAGCATATTGGCATATACAAGTGATTGGAGTAAAAATACATTTGAATTACTTTCAAGTGTTAATAAGAATATAACAATAAATATGCAAGAAAATATCGATTATACAATATTCAGAATAATAGCATGCAAAGGAACAACACTGAACAATCAAACAATATATTATCAAATATTAGATACATCAGTGAATGATTTAACATACGAACAATACGGAGCAAGTCCATCACCAAACTATCTAAGCGAGACTAAGTGTGTTGGAAGTAATGTGAATTTGTTTGATAAAAATAAGTTTAATAATTTTACAAAGAATTTACAGTATATAGAATTAA